TTGGAAATATCACATTTACTATCTGTTATGAATGTTGGGATATTGAGTTTCCACCGAAGTTTTAATGCACCATAACGAAAGGCTAACTGACGTTTTAATGTCAGTTAGGTAACGTTATCAGCTTATTATTTTCACTATTTTACCCGTTTTCTCATCAACCCTAGCTAATCTCTTTCTATAGTTCGTTTCCTTTGATTGAACATATCTTGTTATTATTTTAGCCTCCTTTTCAGATGATTTTGTATTCTCAGGTGTATGTCTTGCGTGACACAGTGCATTTATGTATGAAAATACAATTGAGAATATGGAGTCATCATAGTCATACCTTGAATCGGCAGCTTGATATCTAGTTTGTCTATGACTAGACTGTGATTTCAAATCTTTCTCCACAAATGTCTTTAATTGCTCCCAAAACCAAGGTACATCTATTCTATCCCCGTATGCCTCAATCATTTCCTCCATTTTTGCTACTATTCTAGGAGCAGTATTTACCTTATTGGATATACCGAACCATTTACCGCCATGTGTTTGTAAGTACTCAGGGAGCTGTGTGTTAGAAGTAAACTTTGTTTTAAACCCTAGCACTTCCTGGAAGTCAACGTGCATATCTCCGATATTATTTTCAACTAATTCTTTAATTCCACCTCTTTTCTGTTGGTCATAATAAAGACTTTGCAATAATACCTGCAAATATGTGTTTTTAAATTTCCTATCCCTATGGAATACTACTGATGAAACGGTATTTAGGTATGAATCCCATATAGAACTACTCATCATTGAGTGTCCTGTCTCTGAATTGATGGGGTCAGTTCCTTGATACCATCTATTTTTCCATGATTCGTTTAATGGTGGGTGATGTATAATAATTGCTGATGTAGATACGTTTTCTCTGTCCCCCGTATGCACCCATTTTGCCCCTATCAATTTAAAATCAAGGAACATTCCAGGTGTAGGCATTGACATATCCATTATTGGTTCAAAGTACCCGTACTCAATAGGCACATCTTTACCATAAATGTCATTTAATCTCATATTACATGTTGCAATAGGTACAAGCGTTGATGCTTTCCGTATAAACATGTCATCTACAGTTAGTGGGTAGTGTTGGTGAAACTGTACTTTGGCAGATTCTCCTTTTTTAGTACCCTCCAATGCTAGGTATGCTTTCTTTTCGTTTGCTATGTGTTTATCTGTAACTCCTCGTCTAGCATAGGCATTCATGAATATTGGAATTATTCCATATTCGTAATTTCTTTCTCTCCACTGTTTTAGGCACATCTTAAATTCTGCTTCAAATACAGAACCCCCTTTATCCATCTCTCCACCTGTTCCCCAAGCAACGAATTGTTGTTGCATTTTCATCTTGCCTGATTCCAAGTCATACTTAAACAACGCAGGTCTTCCTTCACGCATCATTTCACCAAAGATATCAAGCAAACCAATCTCATCGACATATACAGCTGATGGAGAACCACCATTTATAGAGTCAATTGCAGGGCTGTCTACCTGGAATCTTGAGCCTCCACCTTCTTCACGACCTTTTCTATCTCCCTTTTTGTCGAAGTTCATTATTTGGTCAGTCCAGTTCTTTACTTCTTGCGCTATGTATGACGGAAGCCTTGAATACGCCCACTTTACCTTATCACGGAATATCTCTATACCCTTCTCTTTTGAGTGGGTAATAAATTTTGTGAAATATGATTTATTTAGATTTACTTTTTTTGTACCTGCTAGACACATGGTAGTTGTAAAACCAATTTGACGAGCCTTACCTATCATCATTGAGTATCCACAGTCTACTAGAAATAGTAATACTTCTTGTGCCTCCCAGGCTGTATATTGTATTGCTCCCGAACCATCTACAGCTTTATCTTCACGAATCTTTCCGTATTTATTACAGAAATATAGGCTGTTATCATTGCATTTATCTTTCTCTTGCAAGAGCCAATCAAATTGGTCTTCTGCATTATCAAAATCAGTGATTTCAGTTTTATCTGCTAGCCATTGTCTAGCTTGGTCGCAATAAAGATTAAAAGGTTCGTAGCCAGCCTTATGTTGCCATCCTGAGTTTATGCTATCTATCCATTTTATAAATTCTTTCGGATGCTCAAACTCTTCGTAACTAGGTTTCCATTGTGAGGTAGCTACACCTTTTAATTTATTATTGTCTTGAAATAAGTCAAAACTCATAATAAAAGTTTATTTAAAAATTATTTAAAAATTATTGTCCTTTCCAATTAGAGCTTAGACCAGGTTGTGGTTTACCCATTTTACAACCTTTAGAGCCACACAAATTCATATCATCACTTCCTGATTGCTTTTTAGCTCTATTAGCTCTTCTGTCTAATGCTTTACCTTGCATATCCTCCATTTTAGCCTTAAAGTTATCCTTCATTAAGCCTATCTTGTATTTTACAGGTTTAGTATATTTCTCACCAACCTCACCACTTGTTGAAGAAGAGTTAGCTTTTGGTTTAGAATCTGTGGTTGCACCATTCTCAGAACTCATCTCTTTGTTAGCTTCTGCTTTTTTCTCCATAACCTTTTTAATATTACGTTGATTAACAGCAGCCTTAAACTTTCTTTTTAACCTTCCGTCCCCAATGCTTGAAGGAGCTGATGTTGAATATGTAGTACTTTCTGTACCCATTGCTTTCATTAAGCTTTTTGCTTTTAAACTCATTTTTTCTTGTTTTTAAGTGGAGTAAGTTCGTTAAAAAACTTATCGGTACTTTTTTGATTGATAGTCGGCACTAGTTTTAGGATTCGTCATCTTTTCTTTCGCTAGCATTAACTTCTTTTGCATAGGAGTCTGACCCATTTCTCTTTTGAATCCCATTGTAGGTTTCTTTTTAGGTTCAGCCTTCTGAATAGTAGGTATAGGTCTAGTAACAGGTATTTTTTCAACAGGTTTAGTTTTTAAAGATAAAGTAGGCTTTACCTCATATCCCTTCTTGAACTTGGTATTTCCACTTGTACGTTTTACAGTACCATCTGCATTTTTAACAACCACTTGTCTTGAGCTTTTCAATGGGTTATCATACCCTCTACCTTTCAACTTAGTAACAGTTTTTGTGGTATTGTTAAGGCTATTTGTTTTAGATTTAACAACGCCTTTTGATGTGTAGTTTCTACCATCAATTTCACTAGACATAGTGCCTTTAACTTTAGACTTTCCGTCTGTCTTCATTGCAGCATCTCTAGCTGCTTTTAATTTTTCTAATAGCCCCATGATTATTTATTTTATTATACTTGATTTATTCTATCGTTCATTCTTCCTAGATTGAACTTATTTAATTTTTCGATTGAACCTTTACTAGCTGCACTTGGTTTATTACTTGCAATATTCGATTTATCTTTGTAAATACCTAATGCTTTTTGATTGTTTTTTTCCAATTTGCTTACATACTCATTTCCCTTAAACACCTGTGAAATACCTCCAGTAGCAACAGCAAGTAGCTTTTCTCCTGCTGATTTTTCTTTATCAAATAGAGTTCTTGATAGAGTTTTTGCAGGATTTAAAAATGTACCTGCTATAAATCCTCTTTTTGCCTTTCCTTCGTTCACTTGTCCTTTTGAATCTGCTTTTTCAGCTTTAGCTTTTATGGGCGCACCTATTTTATCACCCAGGTTTATAGCCTGACGTACAATAGGGAAAATAGCACCAACAACTTTTTTACCACCTTCATATGCAGTATCAGCTTTTTCTTCCTCAGACATTCCGCCTGCAGCAAAAGACTTACCTGTATCTAAAAGAGCCGAGCCAATTTCTTTAGTTTTTGCATTACCTACTCCTTCTTCAGATGATTCTCCTGCTGCATCAGCTTTTTTTCCTGTACCTTTAAAACCTCTTGTTTCAGACATTTTAATTTTGCCACCCATCATCTGCATAATTACTTATTTTTTAGTAGACTTAATTGCTTTTTCCTTTTTTGGTTTAGCAACCTTATCTTTTTTAGGTTTAGTTGCTTTCGGCTCAAAAGTTTCTTCTAATATAATTGGGTATTGATTTTCAACTTCAACTTCAATATTCTTGCTGAATCTACCAGGTCTAACACCTCTTCTAACAGCCATTAACATTCCTCTTATACTCATGATTATTTCATTTTAAGTGCTAAATCTTCAGCTTTCTTTTTAGCTTTAGCCAACAATATAGCCTGACTTGGCTTTATCTTATTTGTTCTCATCTTAACACTTTTTAGATTTCTTATTCATAGCAGCAGCCATCTTAATCTTTACCATAAATGGAAGCTTATTGCTTTTACTGAATAGACCTTTAGTTCCTGATTCTTCAGATTTCTCTTTTCCTTTGCCTTCTGACTTCTCATGTTTAGCCATAGCTTTCTTAGAAGTGTACTTCTCTTGGGATTTAGATCCTTTGTATTCTGTAATTGTTGCCATATTAAGACTTTTTAGATTTTATGTTAGTTGCAGATTGCAACATTTTACCCATTACACCTTTTGCCGCTTTAGTTGCTACAGGAAAACCATTTTTATCATAACCTGGTTTACCCTTTTTACTTTGTCTAAGTCTATCTAGTTCTGCCTTATCTCTTTCCCTGAATTGTTTATCCATTTCAGGCTTGTTGTTTGCAGTTAATGCTTTAAGCTCAGAAACATATGCTTTATTTCCGTAATAAAAAGTGCTGTCTGCTGTAGGTTTAGTTGCTATAGAATCAGCTTTCTTTTTAGCTTTAGCTAATAATTCAGCCTGACTTGGCTTTAGTTTATTTGTTCTCATATTAACACTTTTTAGATTTCTTATTCATAGCAGCAGCCATCTTAATCTTAACCATAAAGGGCAGCTTATTGCTTTTACTAAAAAGATTCTTTTTCTTTTCAGATGCTTTATCAGATTTACTTTCTGA